GCCGACGGCGGGCAGCGAGACCCAGCCGGCCGGCGTCGGCATGCCGGGCGCCGGGCCGTCGAGCTGGAGCCAGCCGTAGAGTTCGAGGCGCAGGGCGTGGACGTTGACCTGCCAGACGCGGAGCCCGCGCCGGCGCCGGCGGACGCGGCCACGCGTCTCGATCGCTTCGGCCATGCGCGGCAGCGACACGAGCGTCGGCCCCGGCGCCCCGCCGCGCACGAGCACGACCAGCTCCGGCGGCTGCGTGCGTGCCCAGCGATGCACGGCCGGCGTCGCATGACCCGTGTCGATCGCGACCTTGGCGAGCGGCATCGCGCGGCCGTCAGCGAGCGGCCACGTCGTCGTGACGACACTGGAGAGCGCCGCCCAGCACGCCTCGGCCTCCGGCGCACCGTCGAGGATGCGGTGATCGACGAGCCAGGAGCGGAGCCCCCGGCCCCAGCCCCACACGGAGATCTCCAGGCGATCCCGCTGCACGTCGACGCCGGCCGTCAGGAACAGCACGCCCGCCGGCACCTGGCCGAGGAGCGCGCTCGTCTGCCGCTCGCGGAGCCGGTGCCAGTCGGGCGCCTCGGAGGGCACGGCGTAGCTCTCGCCGAGGACCGTGTTGGTGAACGCCTGGAGCTTCTGCGGGTCCCCGCTGGCGCGTTCGGCCGCCGCCGCGATCTCGGCCCAGGACAGGCCGCCGACGCGGGCATAGAGCGCATTGATGTGGAAGCCGGCGACGGCCGGATCGGTCGCCACCGCCGTCGCGCGCCACTCGCCGTGCGCCAGCATCTTCGTCTTCGCGCCTTCGCGGATCAGCTCCTGACACGCGACGCAGCGATAGCGGACGGTGCGTGGCTTCCCGGGCTCCCATTCGAGGCGGTGGAAGTCGAGCACCTGGCGGTGGCCGCAGACCGGACAGGGCACGAAGAACCGGCGCTGATCCGTCGTGCGGAACTCGCGCTCGATGCGCGAGAGGCCGGCGTGCGTCGGCGTCGACATGAGCAGCTCCTTCCGCCGGGCGCCAAACGTGTAGCTGCGGGCCTCGACGAGGCTGATGGGATCGCCTTCGCCCTCGACATTCAGCGGGAAGCGATCAATCTCGTCGAGCGCCCAGTAGCGACACGAGAACGCGCAGAGCCCGGACGCGCTGTTCGCGCCCGTGATCGCGACGAGGCCGCCGGGGAACTCCTTGAGCAGCACCGTGTTGCCGGCGTCGCGGCTGCGCGGCAGCGAGACGCGGCTCCGCAGCGTCGGGCTCTCGCGGATCGCCGGGTCGATCCGCTGGCGCGAGAGCCGCTTCCCGAGTTCGACCGTCGGCTGCACGAACAGGAACGGCGCCGGCGCATGCGCGATCACGTAGCCGAGCCAGTTGACGGCGCCCTCGGTGAAGCCGAGCTGCGCCGCCTTCATGACGACGACGCGCCGGATCGGCGAGCGGACGGAGAGCGCATCGAAGACCTCGCGGAGATAGGGCGCGCGACTCGTCCGCCAGCGTCCCGGCTCCGCCGCCGAGCGCCCGGACAGCACGCGCTCCGCGTCCGCCCACTCCGACACCGTGCGCGGGGCGTCCGGTCGCAGCCCCTCGACGAGGGCGGCGTCGATGACGGCATCATCGCCGGAATCAGAACTCGACGCGTTCGGCGGCGAGCTCGCCGAGAAGCTGGCGAACATGGTCCTCCAGCACGACGGTCACCTGGGCGGCGTCCAGGTCGAACGTCGCGGCGAGCTGGGGCCCGACCCGTGCCGGCCAGGTGAGGCACGCATCGCGCAGCGTGCGCGCGAACGTGAATGCCCGTGCCGTCGCCCGCTCGCGCGAGATGAGGAGCCCGCGGCGCTGTTCGAGCGCCAGCCGCTTCGTCTGGACCTCGACGACGAGCGCGGCGGCCCGCGCCTGCGCGAGCTGCGAGCCGGTGATGACCGGCGGCGGGCTCTCGGCCGCCCGCGCCTGCGCCGTCGCCTCCTTCGCATTCGCGGCGCCCTGCGGCGACATGGTCGCCTCCCAGAGCGCGTCGGCCTCGACCGGGTCGATCAGCTTTTTCGGCCCGTGGACGGGGATCGGGCCGCCAGCGGTCATGGTGCGCTTGTGGACGGCGACCTTCGAGACGCCGCGACGGCGCGCGTACTCGGCCTGCGTGACGAACGCCATCCCCGTCACGCCTGCGCGAGCGCGAGCAGCTCGGCCCGTGCCTTCGCGTCGTCGCGGAAGACGCCGAGCATCGCACTCGTCACGGTCTCGGCCGGCGCCCGCACGCCGCGCGTCTCCATGCAGCCGTGCCGCGCCCGGAGGATCACGCCGACGCCGCGCGCCCGCAGGTGTTCGAGCAGTGCCTCGGCGATCTCGACGGTCAACCGCTCCTGGACCTGCAAGCGCCGCGCGAAGCACTCGACGAGGCGGACGAGTTTCGACAGGCCGACGACCCGCGCGCCCGGCAGGTAGCCGACGGTCGCCGTGCCGTGGAACGGCAGCAGGTGATGCTCGCAGAGCGACCAGAACGGGATGCCGCGCTCGATCACGAGTTCGTCGTAGCCGACCGCGAACTGGCGGGTCAGGATCGCTCGCGGATCGTCGCCGTAGCCCGCCGTCATCTCCTTGAGCGCCCGGAGCACGCGCTCCGGCGTGTCGCGGAGCCCGTCGCGCTGCGGGTCCTCGCCGAGCCAGGTGAGCAGGCGGACGATGTTCGACTCGGGCGCGTCCTCGGTCTCCCACGGGAAGACGACCCAGGCAGCGGTCTCACGCGCCGCCGGGGCGAGATGCGGCGGCGACCAGGGCTTGCGGAGCATCGCATCGACGGGCGCGCCGTTGAAGCGGGCGAGTGTCTGCCCGCTGTCGACCAGGTCGTCGACGATCCACGTCGTCGGCCCGTCGGGCTGCTCGGCGAGATCGAGGTCGGGATGGCGCCCGCGCAGCAGCGCCGCGACGACCGTGCCGTTCCGGGGCACGCCGTAGATCGCCCGGACACCGTCCGGACGCCTCCGGGCCAGGTCCCCGACCAGCTCCTCCACGCCAGCCCACGTCAGATGCATGGCGTCCGGCGTCACCGGACGCCCCACGTCTTGTGCTGCTGGCACGAGAGCCGCCACGGCGGATGCTCCTTGCAGAGCGCGATGCACCAGCGCAGCGTGTCGGCACGGATCGTCCCGTCGGGCTCGGCGGCGGGCGAAATCAGATAGTGCGTCGCCTCGACCTGCGTCTTCGGCACGGGCTGGTGGACGTGCCGCACGTACTTGACCTCGTCCGCCGTCCGCTGCCGCAGCGCGTGCTCGGCCGTCTTCGGCGACACGGTGACCCAGTCGAGTAGCAGATGGTCGACGTTGCGCGACCCGTTCGTCTCGATCGCCATCGTGGCGAAGCCGGCGGCGTCGAGCGCCGCGACGAGTGGCCGGTCGAGCTGGAGGGCCGGCTCGCCGCCCGTGAAGATCACGCCGCAGTCCTGCGGGGCGGGCACCAGCGACAGGGCGAGGGCGACCAGCTCGTCGCATGCGTAGGCGATGCCGGAGGAGAAGTCCGTGTCGCAGTCGAAGCCGTGCGTCTCCTGGCGGCAGGTCATGTTGCAGCCCGCGAAGCGGACGAAGACGTTCGGCGTGCCGGCGCGCACGCCCTCGCCCTGGAGCGAGTAGAAGACTTCCTGCACGTGGTAGGTCAGGCCGGCCCCTCCGGCTCGACGGTGACCTCGGCCGCGCACGTGTCGGTCTCCCAGAGCACGACTCCGGCGACGCGGACGCCGTGCGGCCGGAGCAGCCCGCTCGCCTCCTCGAGCAACGTCCGCGCCATGACCTCGGCCGTCGGATTGCCGTCGAGGACGGCGATGCGCTGCGCAACGCCGCTCCGGAAGGCGAACTCGCGCAGCGCCGCGAGCGCCGCGCCGTCCCGGCGGTTGACGAGGAAGCCGTGATCCCACTCGCGGTCGATCCAGCCGCCGATCTCCTGCTTGACGACGGCGAAGTCGACGACGCGGCCGACGGCGTCGAGCCCGGTCTCGGCGGCCACGGTGATCTCGGCGCGGTAGTTATGCCCGTGGAGCTGCGCGCACGCGCCCTCGTGATCGAGGAGCCGATGCCCCGCCGCGAAGCGCAGGACCTTCGTGACCGTGGTCATGCGGCGGCCGGCGCGTAGGTCGTCCAGTCCGTGACGCCAGCCAGCGCGAACGCCTCGCGCCGCTCGACGCACGTGCCGCACTGCCCGCAGTGCGCCTCGCGCCCCTCGTAACACGAGTAGGTCAGCACGAACGGCGCCCCGAGCTTCGCGCCGTGCGCGACGATCTCGGCCTTCGACCAGGCCGCGAACGGCGTCAGCAGCGCCAGCGGCGACCAGCTCGCGCGGGCAAACGCCTGCGCCATCGCATCCATGAACGCCGGGCGACAGTCGGGATAGATCGCGTGGTCCCCGGCGTGCGCCGCGTACGCCACCGCCTCGGCGCCTTCGGCGACCGCGAGCGCCCCGGCCATCGCGAGCAGCAGCATGTTGCGGTTCGGGACGACGGTGCTCTTCATCGACTCGTCGGCGTAGTGCCCGTGCGGCACCGCGATCGCGGCCGAGGTCAGCGCCGAGCCGCCGAGCAGCGCGGTCAGCGTGCCGGCGTCGACCTGGACGCGCTCGACCTGGAGCACGCGGGCGATCCGGTCGGCCGCCTCCAGTTCGCGGGCGTGCCGCTGGCCGTAGTGCACGCTGAGCGCCAGGACCTCACGGCCGAGCGCGAGCTGGTCGACGACGAGCGTCGTCGAGTCGAGGCCGCCACTCAAGAGACAGACCACTTTCATGCCGGGACCTCCCGAGGCAGCGCGTCGATGAGCGTCGGATGCTTCGCCCACAGCGCCGCCCACTTCTGCCGCGCCCGTCCTTCGAGCGCGAGGAACCAGCGGACTTCGGCACGCAAGTTCTGATGCGAGCCGCGCACGCTGACCCGCGCGCCGTCGAACGCGCGCCAGTTCCCGAACCGGTTCGGACTCTCCCAGCTCGTCGCGTCGACCGAGTGAAACGGGAAGTCCATCAGCGCCCACTCGGCGCCGAAGCCAAAGCCGTGCACGGCCTTCGGCCAGATGCACGCGAAGCATTGCGCCGTCCACGCCTTCTTCGGCTTCGGCCGCAGGCCGACGGCGCCACCGAGCGCGATCTTCGGATAGTCGCGCGCCATCCCGACAAGCGCGTCCTCGGGCTCACCGACGTGGAAGCAGGGAATCGCCGGGACGCCCGCCTTCCACATCGCCTCGGTGTTCTTGAGACTCGCCCGCCAGTCGCCGATCACGTCGAGCGCGAAGACCTCGGCGAGCGTCGGATCGGTCGCCAGCAGCTCGCGGCAGGTCTCCGTGTACTCGACCAGGTCGACCGGCGTGCCGCTCCGCTGCGCGCTGAACGCGCCCGAGTCCATGGCCCAGGTCCGATAGCGGTACTGCGGGCGTCGGTCGAGGAACGGCTTCAAGTAGACGAACGACACGAGCAACGCCGGGTCGTCCTCCCAGTGGTAGTAGAGCGCCGGGCCCGGATTGTACGCGAGCCGGAGCGTCGGCAGGTCGGCGCCGAACGCGCGCAGTTCACGACCGGAACTCACGGTGACCAGGTAGAGCGTCGGCGCCACGGCTGTCATGCGGCGGCTCGGCCAAGGTAGCTCTCGCAGACGCGGACGAGGCAGTCGCCGGGCGACAGCGTCCGGTCGCCGACTTCGGCGCGGACGCGTGCGATCGCCTCGTCGATGACGGCGTGCTGCGTCGGGTTCAAGACGAGCGTGTGATGCCAGGCCGACGGCGGATGCTCGCCACCGAGCGAGCCCTTGCCACTCGGCAGCCAGTCGGCGGCGAGCAGCGGGTCGATCACGTAGTCCGGCCAGACCAGGCGCGCGACGTCGAGGTCGCCCCGGGCGTCGAGGTCGGCGAGCAGCGCCGCCAGCTCGCGCGAGTCCTGTTGCGCGAGCGACGCGATCGGATCGTAGGTCAGCAGCAGCTCCTGCGCCTCGTGCTCGTCGAGGTCGAGGATCACCGCCGGCACGAGCATGTCGGGCACGGTCTCCTGCCGCAGATGCCCGTCGAGCAGCTGGTAGCGCCCGTCCCCGAGTTCGCGCACCAGGCAGACGCCCGCGAAGCCGATCCGTTCGAGCACGCCCCGCATGGCGACGAGCTGCGCCTCGGGATGCCGGCGCCAGTTCTGCGGATGGGGGACCAGGTCGCGCGCCGGGAGGCGCGTGAACGCCTTGACTCGATCGCGAATCGCGCCCGGGACCGAAACGTTAACCATCTGAACGCCCACGCACTAGAAATTTTTGGCGGGGCGCCGCCTCGCCGCCTGGGGGGCTCGCCGGAGGACCCGCCGTGGCGGCGGCGCGCGGCGGCGGCCCCCGCCGGCCGCCCGTGCCGATGCCGCGCGCAGTCGCCCGCGCCCGTGGTCGCCTCACCGCCGCTGCTCCGTCACGCGCGCCGTCACGAGCCAGACCCGCGCGCAGCGTGCGACCAGGTTGGCGAGCGCGAGCGTGACGTCGCGGATGCTCACGCCGTCCTCGACCTCGTCCAGCTCCCGCTCGACCGTTTCGACTGCGTCGAGCAGCTCGTCGCGTTCCGCCTGCGTCATCCGTGCCACCGTCCGACCACGAAGGCGACGAGGCAGCCGCCCGCGAAGTACGCCGCCGCCAGCAGGGCGCAGGCGGTCATCAGCGCAGGGCTAGCGGCGACGGCCACGGGCACCGTGCCGGAGACCGGGCCGCGTGATGGTCCCATGCGTCTTGCTGACGCTCTTGATCGCGTTGCCCCACTTGCGGCGGACGGCGCGGGCGACGTGCTGGTACGTGCCTTTCGTGTGCGCTTGGGCGGCGCGAGCGAGGGCGTTGCGAGCGCGGGCCTTCGTGTCGATCGGGAACGACCGCGTGCGCGGGTAGGCGAACGCCGATCGGGGCAGCGAGCGGCGCGTGCGAGCATTCATCGAGGGTCCCTCCTCGGTCGGCTCGCGGTGCTCCCCGTAGCACAGCCCGGGCGCGGCCGCATCACGGGCCCGCCAGGCGCCAAGCGCCCCGCAGGCGCAGTACGATCCCCGCGTTCGGGGCGACATGGGGCCGCCTCGCACGACACGACACAGAGGAGATCGACAGATGGAGCAGCGGCGATGACGCCCGCCGAGACGCGGGCCTTGATCCTCGACAACGTCCTGACGGCGTTCTTGGCGCACGCGCCAGACCGGGTCGCCACGCTCGAATGGTGCCTCGACGGCGAGGTCGGCGGCCCGGAGACGCCCGGCACGTGGCGGCGGTTCAGCGAGCGGCCGACGGTCGCCTTCGGCCATGGCTACCTGCTCGGCATGGCCGAGGCGTGCAACATGACGCGGCTCGAACTGCTCGACGCGATCGGCTTCTCGGGCGACGACACGATGGCCGACGTCGCACGGAAGCTGCGATGACCCGCGTCGCCCTCGGGCGGCTCTTCATCACGCCCGGCGCCCGGCGGGCGTTCGACGTCGCCGGGGAGGATCCTGCCGCCTACGTCCGCCGGCATCAGGCCGGCGAGTGGGGCGAGGTCGACGCCGAGGATCGGCGCGCGAACGATCGGGCGCTCCGGGACGGCACGCGGCTGCTCTCGGCGTACGTCCTCGGCAGCGGCGTGCGCGTCTGGATCATCACCGAGTGGGATCGCTCGGTGACGACGATCCTGCTGCCCGAGGAGTACTGACCCGCTAGGGGCGCCGGTGCAGCCCGGCCTCGCGCCGGGCGCGCCGGTCGACCTGGCGCATGAAGTTCGCGACCAGGCGGACGCCCATCGTGTCGAGCACGACGGGCAGCACGTCCGTCCGCTTCATGATGCCGGGGACCGAGGGGCCGTAGAGCTCGCGGATCGGCAGCCGGGCGCGGCCCCGGCGCTCGAAGATGCCCTCGTGCCCGTGCCGGACGGTGGCCTTGAAGGCGTGGCGGTAGGTCTCCGTCTTGCCGGCGACACGGATCGACACGCCCTGCGTGCGGCTCACGCGCGGCCGGAACTCGATCATCTTGATCGCCTTGCCGCGCGTGACGAGCGCCGCCGAGAGATGGTCCGGCCGCGCCGGCTGGATCGTCATCGCCTGCTTCACGACCCGACTCGGCAGCCCCATCATGGGCGCGATCTGCTGCGCGGCCTCGACCTGGGCGTTCTTCGCCGTGTCGTTCAGCGCGAGCGCGGCGACCTCGTTGAACGTCGGCTGCCGCAGCGTGTCGAGCAGCGCGAGCAGCGGCGCGGTGTCGACCTCGACGCGGACCTCAAGCGGCAACGGAGGCTCCTACCGTGGGCGCGGCCGGTCGCCGCCGCCCGCATGCGAGTGCGGGACGAGGTAGGCGACGCAGCGGCCACCACGCCGCCGCCGGACGAGCACGCGCAGGCGAGTCATCGGCGCCGTGTCCGGGGCGGGGCCTTCGGGACATGGTGCCCGGCGGCGCGAGCCCGCGACAGGTTGATGGCGGTCTCCTGCCGCTGCGCCGCCGCCTTCGTCGTGTGGCGGCCGAGGATGCGGCCCGAGCGCGTCGACCGGAGGACGAACTTGCCGCGTTCCTTCCGGATCATGGCGGCGGCGGCGAGCCCGGCAGCAGGTAGAGGGCGAGCACGAGGAGGGCCAGGCCGAGCGCGACCAGGTTGATGCGGACGGGCAGCATCGGGATCGCGAGCAGGAAGACGACGAACGCGGCGACGATCAGCGTGTAGCGATAGGGCATGGCGGCGCCTCCTCCGGTCGCTTCGGTCGCTTCAGCGTGGGGCCGTAGGGCGGGATCGCGGCGAGGGCGGCGACGCACCAGCCGCAGCGGTGCGTCGGCGTGCAGACGCGGCAGCGGTCGAGGGCGCGGTGCAGATGGTCGAGGATGGGGTCGTCGTCGAGCGAGGAGAGGCGCCGCCCGCCACGCAGCGACGTGACGGACGGCGCGGGCGATGATGGGGCGGGACGGTGTCCCACGCCGCTTCTTAGCATGCGGCGTACCAGGTCCGATAGGTCGCCACTACCGCCGTGCACTGCGCTGCTCCGACTCGCGCTGCGCCTGGCGCTGGTCGCGGATGAATTGCTGCCGGCGCTTCCACCACGCCGCCCGGCGCCGGCATTCGCGCACACGGATCGTCTGCCGGTCGCCCTCGGCGTGCAGGACGCCCGCGTAGCCCGGGCACAGCTCGTCGCTGTCGCGGGAGCGCCAGAGCGGCCCGGCGTGGCTGCCGCCGAGATCGGCGTAGACGCAGCGCCCGACCGTGCAGAGCGTCGCCCAGCGCTCGCAGCGGGCCCAGTCGGTCGCCAGCTCGGGCGAGAAGAGCGGCGTGCTCATGGCCGGCCCCGGTCGCCTGCGGCGGCGTAGGCGCGGGCGAGGACCTCGCCGAGCCGCACGGGACTCGCCCGCTGCGGGCCCATCCGGTCTCCGGTCCGCGCGCACGCGGCCTGCCGATTGCTACGCGTGCGCGCGTCCGGATCCGGATCTTTTTCTTCTACAGGGAGAGGGGAAAGGGGAAAGGGGCTGCGAGAGTCCGCGCGGAAATTTTGCGGACATCCGAATTGCCCTGTTTCCGCTGCTGCGACGCCCACTTGCGCGGACCCTGTCACGCGCATGTCACGCGTGACATCCGCAGACTGTCCGCGTGACGTCACGCGTGACGTCGGCGTGACGTCACGCGTGACAGGACCGGCGCGGTGTTTCGCCTGTCGAGCCCGATCGAGCGCGCGACGCCGCTCGGCGCGGGCTCGGCCATCCGCCTTCCGCTGCCGGTCGCGCTCCTTGCGGGCGAGCGTGTGGGCGCGACTCTCCTGGTAGTCGAGGAAGTCGGGGACGACGTAGGCGGTGCCGTCGTCGCGCCAGAGGCCGACGGCGACCAGGTGCTCGGCGACCCGTTCGGGCGTGACGCCGGTGCCGTCGATGGTCATGCCGCGGAAGAGCGCGAGCCGCCAGACGGTCATGCGGGGGATGACGCCGTCCGTCCGGTAGCGCTTGCACCAGCAGAGCGCGGCGAGGTTCAGCCAGCCGGCGACCTCGCACCACGTGCCGAGGCGCACGAGCTTGGGATGCTCCGGGTAGAGATCGTCCACGTCGAGCATGGGGGGTCCTCACGTGAGATCGAGAAAGTCTTCCTCTGGCGTGCGGCGCTGCGGTGCCGCCGGGGGCGGCCACGGATGCAGCGCCTGTTGCGGGACGTGGAACGCGGGAAAGGGCACGACCGACCAGAACCGGCTGCGGTCCTTGCCCTCCTTGCCGCTCATCCAGCCCGCCCGGCGCCACTCGCGGTCGGCGCCGACCATCAGCACGTAGATCCGCGTCTCGGCATCGGGCGGGCGCAGAATCAGCTCGCCGTTCTCCACGTCGCAGGTACTGCGGACCTGGTAGCCGGCAACGTCGCCGCTCGCGCGGTCGAGCCGGGAGCCCGGCATGAAGTACACGCCGAGGAGCTTCGCGAAGGCCAGCTCGGCGAGCGCCCCGCGCACGTCCCGCGCCCAGGCGAGGTCGGGCGGTGTCGGGAACTGGTCGGCGGCCCGGCGTTCGAGGGCGCGCAGCCGCCGCCCCTTGCCGATCTCGGCGCCGAGGACGAGCTCGTCGGCCGTCAGCGTGATCCGGTCGCCGGTCATGTGCCCGGCAGCTCGGTCTGCGGCGACGACCGGCGCGGGCGTCCGCGACGCTTCCCGTTCGGCATCGCGATCTCGGGCTTGAGGAGCGGCTGCTGAATCGCGTGCACGCGGAGCAGGACACCGGCCTCGTGTTGCAGATGGTTCAGCAGGCCGATGTCCCGCTCGCTCACCTGGGCACCGGCGAAGACGAGGAGCGTCTCGACCTTCGTCGTGCCGTCGCGCGACTCGCGGCGGGTCGTCCCGATGCGCTGCAACCGGAGTCGCAGCATGACCTCGTCCCCTGGCTTGGCGTCTCTCATCCCCTGGTCCTCCTCATGGTTGCGCGGTGCTGCGACTTGCATTGCTCAGGCGGCGCCCTGGTGCTCCTCGAGCACGGCGGCGATCGGCAGCACGAGCCGGAGAAACGTCGCGCGCTCGTCCGCGCGCAGCGCGTGGTAGGCCGCGAGCAGCGTGGCGAAGGCAGGATCGGGCGGCGGGGCCGGCCCGGTCGCCAGGTCCTCCGCGAGCTGGCAGAGCCGCCGGGCGGTCGGCGACACGGCGCTCTGAATCTGCAGGAGCGCGAGGCCGAGGGCGCGGGCGACCCGGAGCGCGCTCACGAAATGGAGATCGACGTGCGTGCCGCGCTCGATCCGCGAGACGCACGCCTGGCTCGTCATCGAGCGGTCGGCCAGTTCGAGCTGGGTCCAGCCGAGGAGCGCGCGGGCGGCATGGACCTCGCGCCCGAACGTCTCCATCAGGGCGGCGTCCTTCCTCATCGCGCCCATGCGCCGGCCTCCTGGCCGACGAGCACGCCCTGGCGCTCGGCGATCGGGGCGACGCGGACGCGCACGCCGATCGGAGCGCCGCCGTCGGCGTAGAGCTTGTGCAGGTCCTCGTCGACGATCTGCGCATCGTCGCGCCAGAGGATCCCGGTGCAGGCGTCCTCGACGGCGCGGGCGAGCTTCAAGACGTCCGGCTTCGTCGTCGGCCAGGTCGGTGCGCTCGGGCGCAGGCCGCGCTTGCCGACGTGACCCTGCGGGCGCGGCACGAAGAACCAGAGCGAGAGCCGCAGCGCGCCGTCGAGGGGACGCATGGCCGGCGTGTGCGCCGCTGCAGCGAAGCGGATGGCCGCGCGCCACTCCTGGCCCTTCGGGCCGCTGTCGTCGACGACGCTCACGTGCGCGCGGCCGTCGCGGCCGTGGACCGGGAACGCCCGTTTGCTGCCGCCGGGCACCGGCGAGCCCGGGACGAAGAACTCGACGCCCATCATGTCGGCAGGGCGAGCAGGAGCATGCCGGCGACGAGGCAGGCGATGCCGACGACGATCACGAGCCACTCGGGGATCATGCCTTCGGCCTCCACGCCTTGTTGCGCGGCCGGGACCGGAGCGCGGGAATCACGGTGACGGGCGCGGGCTCGACGAGGTCGGCGCCGCAGCGGCGACAGCGCCGTCGCACCGGGCCGGCGTCGCTGACCTGCACGACGATCGCGGTCGCCGGATGCTTGCAGCTCCGGCCCGCGCCCGCCGATCGCGTCTCCCCCACCGTGCGCCGTCGCCCCACTCGGCCGCCCTCCGCTCAAGGCGGGCGGGCCGGTGCGGCGGGCACCGACCCGTCCGTCCGGCCGCACGCTGCGGGGAGGGCCCGGCCGGGGGCGGTCGGGTCGACGCGCGTGCAGCCCCTCCCGCCGCCGCCCCGTCCGGGCACGACGCCCCGGCGCCGGGCTGCGAGCCGACGCGATGAGACCGGGACGCCGCGCCCGGGCCGGGCGGCGCGCGTGAGAGTGGGGTCAGAGCGTGCCCAGGCCGCCGGAGAGGCGCGGCGACCTGGGGGCGCGGGCGTGACCTGGGGGGACGTCACTGGACGCCCCCCAGAGGCACGGTGAGGCGAAGCGAGTAATGGTCAGTACTCCGAGAGGACAGGACCATTTCTCCCCCCCGTCCCTTGGGCGTTTTCCGGGGGGCGGGGGCGTCGCTCGTGCCGACATCGAAGCGGAAGACGCCCTCGACCTCGACCCGGTCGGCGTGGACCGTGACCTTCCTGAGCAGGTTCCGGACGGTCGTCTGCCGCTGGGCCGGGTCCATGCGGTCGATGCCCCGTTCGAGCAGGCGGCAGAACTTGACGAGGGCGGCGTGACGATCGGCGGCGGCCGCCCCCGCCACCATCCGGCCCTCGGCCTCGGCCACCGCCGCCGTGAGGCGCTCGATCTCGGCTTTGAGGGGCCGCTGTCGTCTCGCGAGGTCGGCCTTGTCCAGCTCGCCGTCCTGGTAGAGGTCGAGGAGCCGCTCACGCGCCTTCGTCACCTTGGCGAGCGCCCGTGCCAGCTCGCCATGTTCGGTCTGGGCATCGCCCCGGCGGGCGTCGATGCCGAGCTTCGTCGCCTTGGCCGTCGAGGTCATGGCGTCCGGGTTGCGGATCACGGCGACGAGGCGATCCCAGACCAGCGCTTCCAGCTGTGCGGCCGGCATCGTCAGCCGGCAGCGGTCGTGCTGGTCGTTGTTGCCCTCGCAGCGGTAGATCGGCGTCGTCCGCGTGTTCCCGTGGAGGCGGCGGCCGCACGCTCCGCAGACGAGCAGGCCGCCGAGGAGGTAGACGCGGCTGGCGGGCCGGCCCCGGAGGAGGTTCTTGTTCCGCTCGATCTGCTGCCGGGCCCGCTGCGCGAGGGCGGGCGAGATGATGGGCTCGACCTTGTAGGTGATCCAGTCCTCGCGGTCTCGGGTCACGGCTTTCGTCCCGCGCCGGTCGGTGCGATTGTAGACGCCCGTGCCGAGGTAGACGTCGGCGTTGACGATGTGCCGGACGCCCGTGCGGCTCCAGCGCGTGCCCCGGCGTGGGGGAATGCCCTGCGTGTCGAGGCGGCGGGCGATCGACTTGAACGGGACGCCATCCGCCGCCCAGGTGAAAATGCGTTTGACGATCGCTGCGCGGTCGGGATCGACGGCGAGGCCGCCGAGGGCCTGGTCGTCGCGTCGGTAGCCGAACGGGGCCGGGCCGACCGGACTGAGGCCCTTGCGCGCCTTCTCCATCGCCCCGCGATAGGTCAGGTCGAGGATGTACTCGCGCTGGTACTCGGCGATGCCGGCGAGCATGGTCTCCTGCAGCCGGCTCTCCTTCGTGTCCTCGGGCGTCCAGCCGTAGTAGTCGTGCCGGACGCCGTGATCGCGGAGCGTCTTCAAGAAGACGAGGTGTTCCCCGGCGCTGCGCCAGAACCGATCGTTCCGGCCGGTGAGGACGACGTCGACCGCGCGCTGGCGGACGAGGTCGCGCACCTGATGGAAGGCGGCCCGGTCGTCCTTGGCGCCGCTCACGCCGCCATCGACGAACTCGCCGATCACCGTGTAGCCCTGCTGCTTCGCCTTCGCCCGCGTCTCGCGGCGCTGGACGTCGAGGCCGTAGCCGTCCTCGGCCTGTTTCTTCGTGCTGACGCGCAGGTAGATCGCGCACCGCACGCCGCTCGCCTGCTGCTGTGCCTTCGCCATCAGCGGCGCCCTCGTCGGCGGGACGGCCGGGGGAGGCGCCGCCACGCGCCTAGGATGTCGTCAACCGTCTTCGTCGGGTCGTCGCCCTGTGCCTCTTCGGCTTCGAGCTGGGCGCAGGTGCGGCAGTCGAGCCACGGGTCGAGGTCGATGCGCTCGTGCCCGCAGGGATGGCGGCCGTCGTTCTGTGTGAAGAGTTCGACCTCGTGCATGCGGCGCACGGCGTCGCGGCTCGCCGTGTCGCGGTCGCGGGTCATCGGCCCACCGCCGTCGCGAGGTAGGCGGCGATCGCCGCCTCTAGGACCTCGTGCATGGGGCGCCGTTCGAGGGCGGCCCGGACCTTGAGGTCGACGACCGTCCGCTGCCGGATCTCGGTCATCCAGCGCATGCGCTCGTCGGGCTGAGAGGGAAGGGATTTGCGGGCCGTGGCCCGCCGTGTCTTGGGTTTGCTCATCTCCTGAGTGTACAGCAGATACAGGGTTGCTAGCAAGCCCGCAGAAATCGCCAGGGAAACCGGGCCCCTGGGGCGTGGCGGCGGTCATGCGTCCATCGCCCCTAGCGTGACGATCCACTCCATCGTCTCGACCCAGCGGCGCCAGGCGTCGGCTTCGGCCTCGGGCGTCGCGGGCGGGACGAAGACGACCTCGGGATCGGGCCGGGGCGGGCGACGGCCTCGTCGTGACCGCGCGTCCTGCCGGTCGGCCCTCATCGCGGGGGCCGGTCTAGCGCCGCGCCCGCCGATGTGTCAAGGTGCTAGGTATCTGTCGAATTTGTCGGATACACACTTTAGGGTCACTTAGGGCAGGATGCGTAAGGTCGTGCAGCTTGTGTCGGATGACGCGCGTGCGTCAGTGCGACGGCGGCGGTCGGCGTTTTCGATCTCGCGCGACGGGCGGATGCGGCGTAGTCTCGGAGCCCGGTGGCGATCCTTTCTTCGGCGGCACTCGGATCTTCGGGTAGAGGGCGCGCATGGACAGCGCTTCCGCCAAGAGCATGCGGGCGCACGGCCCCATCTTGAGATGCACCGCGCTGCAGAGCTCCGCGATCTCGTCCCACATGACCGGCGGGAGGTTCACCATCAGCCGCCGTGTGCGGTCAGCACGTTTCGACATACGCCGACACGTTCATGGGCAAAAGTAGGCTGTCTGACAAGACGTGTACGATCATCCGCTTCGTCACGAAGCGGCGCCAGCCGACGAGATTCTCCTTGACAAGCAGATGAAGCGGTGCCAACGGGGACTTTTCTGCTCGAAGGTTGCAGAAAGTAGCTTTGGGGAACCTTTCTCATGCGGACGAGCGACGCCGAGGGCCGGATCTGGCGGCAGCTCCGGTCGGAGCTGAAGCTGCTCGACGCGGCGATTCGCCGCCGCGATGCGCGCGAGTTCGCGCGCCTCGTCCATCGCTTCGCGCACGCCGCCACGACGCTCATCGCCTCGACGGCGCATCGACGCCGAGCAGCCGAGGGCCGCAAGCGACCACGCGCAGACGAATGATCCGGTCGCGTGTTCACCGCACGCGCGAGTTGGACCCTGGGGAGTAGGGAGGAGGGAACGCAGCATGCCCACACGGAAGACGCGAGCGGCCGGACGGAAGGCGACAGCCCGCGCGAAGAGCCCCAGGCGGTCGACGACGAGCGCCCGACCGGACCCGACGACCCGCATCTGGACGCCGCTGCCCGTCGCCGCCCGCATGATCGGCTTTCACTGGCGGACGCTCCGGAAGTACCTCAAGGACGAGCCGTTCGTGCGCGTCCTCGGCGAGCGCTGGTATGTGAAGCTGCCCGAGTTCCTCGACTGGTGGGAACGGCAGCGGCCGTCGATGAAGGCGGAGCCGAACGCCGCCGGGAGCCAGCGGTGACGGCGTGCCCGTGCGCGCAGCATGGCTGGAGTCCCTGGCGCACGATCGCGGGCGGGCTGCTCGAACGGCGGTGCTGCTGCGGCAGCGTCGAGCGGATCACGCCCGATGCGCTCGCGGCCGCGACACTCGACCGCCCGCTCGCGACGCTGCGGGCGCTGCGGCAGGCGATCGACAAGACGAGGTGGAGCGATGAATGAGGAGGTCCGTCGGCATTCACTCGGCTCGTCCGACATTGCCGCCGTCGTCGGCCGCGATCCCTGGCGCACGCCGGCCGATCTCTACCTGGAGAAGACGGGGCGCCTGGGGCCGCTGCTCCGGCCGTCGCCCGCGATGGAGGCGGGGACCTTCCTCGAGCACGGGCTGCTCGACTGGGCGGGGCATCGCTTCGGCACGCCACTCGCCCGCCGCCAGGTCCCGCTCGTCCATCCGCGCTATCCGACGCTAACGGCGACGCTCGACGGCGTCACGGCCGACGGCGAGCTCGTCGAGGCGAAGACCGCCGGCCTGGTCGGCGGCGGACTGCATCTCGACGACTGGGGCGATGCCGAGACGGACCAAGTGCCGACGCACGTGTTCTTGCAGGCGCAGTACCAGCTCGGGCTCGCCACCGCACAAGAGACCTGGCCGATGGCGCCGCCGACGCGCTGCCACGTGCCCGCCCTGCTCATGCGGCGCGGGCTCGTGATGTTCGTCGTCGAGCGGCACGACGCGCTCGTCGAGGTCCTCGTCGACCGAGCGCTGCGGTTCTGGCGCGACTACGTCGTCACCGACCAGTGCCCGCCGGACACGCTGCCGTCGCTCGACGTGCTCGTACGGATCGGGCGCGAGCCCGCGAGCACGGTGCCGATCCCCGAGGCGACGGTGCTCCGGTGGCAGGACGCGAAAGCCCAGGTGAAGGAGGCCGAAGAGCGCGAGCGCGCCGCCTACCGGGCGCTCCTCGCGTCGCTCGGGACGGCCGAGGCCGGCACGTGTGCGCTCGGCACGGCGCTCTACCTGGAGCGCACGCGGCGCGCGTACCAGGTGCAGGCCGCCAAGTATCGCCAGCTCGTCTGGAAGCCCGCCGCGCAGCGGGAGAAGGAGGCGTCGTGATGGAGGGCGCAGTGACGGTGATGCCGGCGACGGCGTTGGAGGCGGTCACGCGCGCCGAGATCGACCTCCAGGTCGCCACCGCGAAGCAGTATCCGCGCAATGCGAAGGCGGTCCTTGCCGAGGCGATCGAGCTGGCGACGGCGACGCCCGAGGTCGCCGCCGAGACCTTCTACGTGCTCCAGCGGAAGGACACGAAGACGGGCCAGATGCACAAGATCGAGGGCGGCAGCATCCGCCTCGCCGAGATCGTCGCCTACACGGCGGGCAACATGGGCTACGGCTTCCGCACCGTGAGCGATGACGGGCGCGGCGTCATCGTCGAGGGCGTCTGCATCGACTACGAGCGGAACCTGCGCTGTACGAAGCAGGTCCGGCGCAACGTGCTCGACCGCAACGGCCGGCGCTACTCCGAGGACATGGTGACGATGACGACGATGGCGGCCGGGTCGATCGCCTGCCGCAACGCCATCTTCGGCGTCGTCCCCGGGCTCGTCGTCTCGCAGGTCCTGCGCGCCGCGAAGCAGGCGGCGCTCGGCGGGGCGCGCAGCGTGGCCGAGCGGCGCGACAAGGCGCTAGCGTACTTCGCCAAGCTCGGCATCGACGAGGCGCGCGTGCTGGCGACGCTGCCACGCGAGACGCGCGACGAGGTCACGGACGAGGACGTGCAGACGCTGCT